TTGCCCAGTTGGGCGTTCTGCAGCGCCTGGTTGAACAGCTGGTTTTGATAGCCCATCCCGGTCTGCGTCGCATTGTTGGCGATCTGGGTGTAGGCATTGTTCTGCTGCTGGGCGAGCAGGTTCTTAGCGTTGTTGTAGGCGTCAGTTCCTGGCTGCAACCCCTGATTTGCAAGCTGCGTATCTAGCGTTTCCTGCTGTATCCCGAAGGTCGGCTGCAGCAGCCCCGTCTGGGCGTTGTAGGACTGCTGGATGGCGTTCTGGATGGCCGGATCGCCCATCGAGGCATTCACGTTCGGCGTCAGTGTCCCGACCCCCGGGCTACTGGCACTATTCTGCAGGGCATTGGCCGCACTACCCTGGGCCGTCTGCATCGCCCCGCTCAACGTGGGATTCAGCCCGATATTCTGGTTGACCGTAGGAAGTCCCGTGGCCGGATCGATTGTGGTCTGGTAGCTGATCGATCCCATCGGGGTCGTGGTCTGCGCCCGATTCAGGCCGGCATTGAACAGGGCGTTCTGCTGATTCGCAGCTCCCTGTGCGGCTGAAATCCCCATCGCGTTGGCATTCAGGCCGCCAAGCGACTGGCCCAGCAATTGGGCGTAGTTGGGAACCTGGCCAGTAGTCGAAGAAAGGCTCATGCCTACCTCCCGAAGAGCCTCAGCCCCTGTCCCAAGGCTTGTGGAGTCGGGGCGGGACGCAACGGCCCTCCCAGCATGATCGGGCTAGGTTGCGCTATCGGCATAGGTGGACGCTGTATCGGAGGCGACTGGATTGGACTCGGGGATACCGCAGGCTCTGGACGAGGCATCGGCACCGGCTGCGTCGGCAAAGCCCCTCCCATCGGACCCTGCGGATTCGCTGGAACCGGCATCATCGGTCGAGCCCCGCCGAGAGCCATAGGGAGTTGCGGAGTCTGAGGTACAGGTTGGGTAGGCCAAATCATAGGATCGCTCCCGGTTCAAACACCAAATCTGTCGCCATCCACTGCGCAGTCAAACCGTTGGTGACGGCCTTCAGGCGCGGAGCCACGCTGTAGCCGGTCCCGACGACGCCCTGCCAGTTCTTCTGGATCTGCTGCGAGGTCCCCCAGAGCATCGTTCCCCACTTTCCGGAACCCCAGGTTCCACCTAAAGCCGGAGTAGGATTCAGACTTGCCGCCAGATAGGGGTTCGAATCATCGAAGTCCATATTCACCGCTGCCTGAAGACCTGGAGTGCCCCCGTTCGTAATCAGGTAAGGACGCATCATCGTGAAGCGTTTCACCATCGTCGGCGCGCCGGCATAGGTAAATGCTCCCTTGCCGTCAGCTACTATATTGGTTCCCGCATCCGCTTGGGTATTCCACGCCTGCCCGACCACGGTGTTTCCCCCGAAGTACAGCAGATCCTTCCAGATCATGAAGCAGTTGGCATTCCATCCAGTGAAGTTGCACCACGCCTGGCTGATCGTGTTCATCACGTATTGCTGTTGTTGCCCTACTGCTACAGGCACATTCAGCACCAGCATGTTCGCCTTGGCGAAGTAGGTCACGTCCCAGCCGAAGTTTGATCCATAAGTCGTCACCGCCGTGGAAACTGCAAACTGGATCTTGTTGGTCAGCGTGACTCGAGGATCCAGCCGATCCGATTGAAGTCCTGCAGCCAGAGGAACGATCCCATCCTGGCTTATCAGGATCACATCCCCGCCGTACTTCTGGAAGCACCGCCGGCCTACCGGAGCCCCGAGCTGCCATACCCCGATCAGGCTGAAGGTAGATAGCGTGGTCGGGTCGGTGCCTCCATAGACGATCACCTCGCCCTTGCTCGTGACAAAGACAAGCTGATCGTCCATCCCATAACCGGCGTCGATGGTCCAGGTCATCGCAGCGACCAGATATCCACCCATCCGCGCAACGCCTTGAAGCGGGAAAGCCGACACGGCCCCTTGGATTGCATTGGTTGGAAGGTAGTAGGCGTTCAGGCTGTTGCCCTGAAGCAGCCAGATCCGGTTTTTGAACAGCAGAATGTTGGCGACCGTCGAGGTATCGACCCCGGTGATCGTGTAGGTCCCGCCATCCGCGCTCCAGGTCGTTCCGTCGTAGTAGCGCAGCTTGTCCTGGCCGTTGACGGCCATCAGATAGGAGCCGCCGACATTGCTGATCTGGGTGTACTGGAAGCGAGAGTTCGAAAGTCCGGAGACGACAGCTCCACCTGCAACCCCGCCTGCAGTGATGTCGTAGATCGCCTTGTTCGATACTGCGAAGAACTTGTCGGTGGTGCCGCCGGCATAAGGCATCAGCGTCTCGACCTGATCCGGAAGCCCGGTGGCGAAATTGCTGTAGCCATTGCGCACGTTCACGGACCCCAAGGAGGGCCACCAGTTCGTCAGGTAGACCGCATCGGTTGGAGGCATGGCAGCCAGTGAATCACGTGCGTTCCAGCCACCCACCGGGGCGCCTATCGTTTCCGATTGGGCTACCTGATTGGTAGACACTGCCACGTCAACTCCCGTACCCGGTGTCGGGGACTTGCGCGATGCTGATCAGTACCTGGCTTGGAGTCGGCGCAAGCGACAGATTCGATGCTCCGATATTGGCCGCCTTGGCAATGGAAAGATGCATGTTGTAATCGTGTGCCAGCGCCGAAGTATTGAATCCCTTCAAGGCGAAGTATTTGAGCTTCGCTCCTAGCACCATCAACCGATCCGGATAGACGCATGTGTCTGTATCGGCCTGAAATGAACTCTGCTTCGTCCCGCCGCTCGAGGCCGCCCAGTTCCTGCTGATGTAGACGAGTCCCAGGTATTCCGCGCTCGGAGTCGGAGGCCACGTGTTGAAGAATCCCCCTTCCATTGTCCAGCGCATGCGCGGGCCGGTCGAGATAAATCCTGATTTAAGCCACTGCCATTGCTGCTGGCTCTCCGGACCGAGCATCTCCCAGTGCTTGGTCTTGTCCCACTGGGAGCGGTTGATCTGACGGTCGTAGTCGTCCGGGAACGTATACTTCGTCTTGCTGAAATTAATCGTCTGGCTCGACCCGTTCACGACTCCTGTCAGCGGCTGCGTCAGCGTAACTTGGGTCGGGCTGTCCACCGTTAGGATGTAGGTGTCGTTCGGGATCCCGGTTCCCGTGACGGTGAAGGTCGTATCCAGTTGCACCGGACTGGCCGTATTCGTCAAGCCCGTGATCACCGCTGAAGAGTTGTTGACCGTTCCTGTCTGGATCGAATAGGTCAGGTAGAAGCGGTACTCGGTGATGAGCTCGTTCCAATCGAACTCGCGCGAGATTTCATAGCCGACTGCGTTGAACAGCGCTGCAACCGTCAGGTTATCCTGGATCCCGGACCCGAACAGGCTCGTAGGTGATGCCAGATTCATCTCCGGCATCGCCTGCTGGGCCAGTTGCAGGATCGTGGAGCCCATTTACGCCTGCGCCTGCTGCGCCCTGCGCGTGTATTTGCGCTTGACTGGAGCCTGTGCAACCTGCGCCAGCGCATCGATCTGCTGCTGCATCTTGGCCAGTTGCGTGGCGTGCTCCGCGTCCTTGGCCTGCTGCTCCTTGCGCAACCGCTCGATCTCCTCGGCCTGCCGGTTCACCGCAGCATCGCCCTTTGCGACCTCCAGGAACCGGATCGCCCGATCACGCAATGCATGACCAGCCATCCCTCCGGCCATGCCCATGCGCTGCAGGACCGCATCGGAAGCCCCTGCTATGGATTCGACCGTGAAGAAACGCAGGCCCTTGAGTTCTTCGGCCTGCGCCCGGCTGATCATCGGCCACTGATCAAGCGGCGTACCTATCGCCATCGGGTCCGTTCCGTCCTGGCTGTTCTGGAAGGCTGCCCATTGCATCGGGAAGCGCTGCTTATGCCTCTCCTGGACTACCTCCTTGATATCGAACAGATTGTTGCCCGGAAGGACGATATGAACCATCGTCACTTCTTCGAAGATGGGCCGCCCTTGCTGCTGGCTCTGGAATTCGTTTTTGCGCACGTCCTTGTAGAAACGAACTCCAAGGCCGGTCGTATCGGGGACGGCTCCTGTGAATTGCGGATTGTCGATATCGCTTGCGAGGTTGCCCATCTAGCTCTCCGGAAGTGTTTCCAGGTAGAAAATCGCACTATCGCCGTGATCCTCGAAATGCAGGATCCGACCGAACTGAACAAGCCTGTCGAGCCACCAGTCGGCTGTATGGACCGACAGGTGTAATTGCGCCCCGATCAGCTCACCCATATCGTCAGGAATCAGGCTGATCTGGAAGAAGGCTCTAGGAGCCACGTTGCAGACGTTCTCCAGCACCGCATTGACCTGATCTGGCGGAATGTGCTCCATCACATCGCAGCAGTAGGCGATATCGGCATTCAGGGGAATCGGCTGCGACAGGTCCGCTTGCACGAAGGAGCCGTTGGCGTTCTGGATGCAGTTGTCCGCGAAGTCCACAAAGACCACGCTGCAGCCGGTCATCTTCTTGATGGCGTAGCCACCACGGCCGGTACCGCATCCCAGATCCGCAATCACCTGGCCGCACTTGGGGCCGGCGATGTCCACGAAGCGCTGTGCGATGCGCTCGCCGGGAGAGAACAGCCGATATTCCGGCCTATCCCAGATAGCACGGTACTTTTCCTGCTCTGTCATCGGCTGGCTGCGCCATAGTGTCGGCAGATAGCCTTCTCCGTGGACGTGGATTTCACAGCCTTCCAGTTCCAATTGCCTGGCTCTGGGAATGAAGTTCTCAGCCTGCAACTTCATCGTGAGCGAACACAGAAAGTCCTTGCCCAAGGCCCGTACCATCATCGTCGGGTCGCCATCGTTCATGGGCTGATGCAGGACGTGTCCCTGTCCGTCCCGATGGCTCGAGTCCATCCCGAAGACGTGAATCTTGCGGTATCCCATCGCAAACAGCAGAGCCATCGCCGTATTGCCGACCGTGATTCCGGAGCCGATCAGGCAGTAGTCGTGGTCCGGTTGCGGGAAGTTCTCCTGCTCGTCCACCATCAGGTTGCCGTGGCTCGAGTGCCATAGCACTGCAGTCGGTACCGCATCGAACAGTGCCGGATCGACCATAGAGGCGAACAGGTGCGTGCGCGCCGGCCCGATCAACTCGACCGTCTTGGGCTGCGCATCCATGATCACCTGATAGTCCGGGATGATCCGGTGCTGCTTCCACAGCCAGTTTGCTGCATTGTTCAGGGCAAACGTGTCGCCCTTCAAGGCTTTTATTTCATCGATGCAATCTGCCACGCTCGGGCCGGAGCCGCAGACAATCGCCGTCCTGTCATGTGCCGGCATCTGCTGGACCCAGCGGTTCGAACGCCTGGAGTTGACCAGCACGTTATCCAGGATCTTCTCATCGGATGTATTGCACTCGATGCGCAGCGGCATGAGCAGCGGAGCGTCGCAGCCTTCGTTCTGATGACTGAATAGAACTTCGTCCATCGGTAAACAGGGGCTTGTGGCCCCTGTCCCCTTCTACGTTATCCGGCCTTGCATGACCGGACGGTTGATCACCAGCTTCACCAGCTTCAGGGTCGTAGACACGCCGAAAGTCAGGGCTCCCTCGACCTCCTTTCCAGCGGCCGTGGCAGCAATCAGTCCGACCGTCAGAACGCCCACCGCAGCCGCATCGGCCAACGCCAGCCCCGAAGTCTTTGCCGCCTGGGCGATACCGCTGATCTGGTACCAGCCCCAGCTGCTCGATGAGGTGTTGGCCGACATGGCAATGGCGATGGGTTGCGGCTTGTTCGCCCCGACCGGAGCCAGCGCCGTCGTAAAACTCGAGGTGTTGTAAGTCACCACGGATCCCACGGCAGTGCTGGCAACTCCAGCCAGCATGATGAACTCCCCCGCCCCATAGGTCGGATCGACTGCCTTGACGATCGCGCCGGGCCGGTTCGGAGGAGTCGGAATCGCGGATCCCCCGCTGCTTAGATTGGTGCCGACGGTAACGCCGGCATCCACGTTTGCAATCGGGGTATATCCAGCTTCCGGTTCAAGAATCGTATAAGACATGGATGCCCCCTAGGTGATCCGCCCCTGCATACGCGGGCGGTTGATGACTAGCTGCACCAACTTCAGCGTTGTCGACTTGGCGCAAGTCAGCGCCCCTTCGATTTCCTTGCCGGTGCCGCTGGCCGCGATAAGGCCCGCCGTCTTCACTCCCACCGCAGCCGCAGATGCCAAGGCAAGCCCTGAAGTCTTGGCTGCTTGCGCCACGCCGGAAATCTGATACCACCCGAACGTGGTGGCCGCAGTGTTCGCGGACATGGCGATGGCAATGGGTTGCGGAAGATTCGATCCAGCTGGAGCCAGGGTGGTCAGGAACGAGGTGTTGTTGTATGTCACCACGGACCCGACCGCCGTACTGGCAACCCCTGCCAGGAATATGAATTCTCCCAGTCCATAGGTCGGATCGACCGCCCGAACGATCATCCCCAACTTGTTGGGGGGCGTCGGATAGGTCGTTGTCGCCCCGGAAGATACTTCGACGGGAGAAGTCAGGCCAGAATCCACGGCTGCAATCGGAGTGAATGCGGCTTCGGCTTCGATGATCGTGTAGGACATGATTTCCTCCTACGCGCTCAGGATGCCCTGGAACTGAGCCCCCGAAGTTGTAAGGTTGCCGGCCCATCCGATCAGCTTCACGATGGCATCCTGATTGACTGCCTGGCGCTCGCCGCCGATGGGAACGAAGTTGCGGTCCTTGTGCGGACGGAAGAAGATGTATTTCGTGTCCAGGAGCAGCATCTGGTTCGCCGGGCTGTTCGCACCAACACCGCCGTCCAGTACCACATCCGCGCTTTGTCCGCCGCCATAGAACTTCAGCGTTGAGAAGCCAGCTGCCCCTTCCCGTTCGTCAGAAATCCGCTGGATTGCCTGCAGCGAATTCACGTAGAACTGGAAGTAGTTGTTGTCGGCAATGATAAGATCCACCTTGTCGGTCCCGCGCACCAGCTGGATAGCGGCAGCGGTCATGTACTGCTGGATGTTCGCAGCCGAGACGGCCGATCCGCCGTTGGTGACTCCGGAATACGACAGGTTCTTCCAGAACGTCCACGTCGTGCGCGAAATGCCGCCGTAGGTGTTCGTGTTGGTGATCGGAACAGCTGCACCAAAGCCGGTGATGTTCTTGCCACCATTG